CCATGGTGGGCCCTTTTTCATTGGTAACTCCTGATCTCACTTCAGGTACAGCTCCAACAGTCCGTACCTGTTCAGCTCGTGAGCAAGATCGAATGCATGGTCGTCTACCAAATCACGACCAATCGCAAAGATGTCAGCACGCTTTTGCTCAGTGATCACGCCTTCCTTCTTCAAAGCGCGTGCGTCTTCCTTCAATTCATTCCACAGGTCGTGCATGCAATCAGCACGTTTGTCAGTGATCACGCAGATGTATTGACGTTCAAACAGACCGTGTCCTTTTGAGATTTCGGTCGTCTGTGTGTAGTTCAGTAGGGGAGTGTCAATCTTACGGCGCGCTTGCATGGCTAATCTTTCGTTTTGTTCAGCCAGTATTTAGCGATTTTGTCAATCGCCATAAATACAAGAACGGACTACCACTCCAACAACAAGATCAATTGAAACCCCCGGGAAAGATGTGGTAGTCCCCCGGGGGTTTCCCATTTTTAAGTGACTACCACATGCACACCAATCTGCCGCCAACGCGAACTGAAGCCTTAGCTGGCGGTTCCTCCTTCTATTTCACAGGCATGCAATGTCCTCATGGACATCTATCAAAGCGCTTAGCTGTCAATTCAACGTGTCATGAATGCAACTCCCTGCGTGGCCAACGGGATCGAAGCTCTCCTAAAAAGAAAGCTGAACAGCGGAATCGTTACCTCCAAACCAGAGAAATCGTAATCGCACGCTCGCGACAATGGCAGAAGGAGAACGGGGACGCTGATAAGGCAATCCGCCGTGCATACCGAAGCCGCAACGCAGGAAAGCTAATCGCAGCTAATCGTCTTCGAAACACACGGCACGCAACCGCCATTCCATCTTGGTCTGAGACAAAAGAGATCGATCGTCTTTATCTTGAGGTCGCGAACCTAAACGACCGTCACAACCTTGAAGGCAAAGACAAACTTTGTGTCGATCACATCATCCCAATCGATTCAAAAACTGTATGCGGTCTTCATTGCATGGCTAATTTGCAGGTCTTATCCAAGAGCTTGAACAGCTCCAAGGGCAAAACGTATCAGACCGACTGGTAAGCACATTTCGAAATAGCGGTTGGAGTTTGGTCAAACCACAGGATGATGGACTCACCGACAAACAACCAACAGGTAAACAAAATGAAATTTCAAGTGATCTTCACCATTCGCAACGGCATGCATCCATTCACTGAAGTCGTGGAAGCCGAATCGATTGACCAAGTTCGTGAAGTTATTAAGCAGCTCGTTCAGAAATCTGGCGTCTCCCTGAAGCAAATCGTGTCCATCATCGCAATCTAAAAGGAACCATCATGTCTACTTCTAAGAAACCAGCTGCCAAAGTCGTGTCCAAGCCTGCTGCAAAGAAGCCATCTATCAAGATGCCTCCTGCTGTTAAGGTGCCACTCGCAAAGAAAATCTCTATCGCATCCAAGGAGACGATGCAACTTGCTGACAAACAGGTCGCTCAATTGAAGAAAGGCTCAGCTCGTATCGTGATGCCTGAGCTGAAGACGAAGGTAGCTGGTGAGAAACCAGCAAAGGAAGGCCCACCGAGCAAGATGTCTCTTGCAATCGACCTGTACAACAAGCACAAGGCTGAAGGTCGTAAGGTTGTCCTGGCTGCATTCATCAATGATGCGAAGCTCACCAAAGCCGGTGCGAACACGTATTTCGCTAACCTGAAGAAGAAGCTGGGCTGATCGACAATGAGCACACAACTCTTCACCTTCCTTCTTGGCTATGACCCTGAGGACTTCGAGACAACAGAGATCAGTTTGGAAGAGTTCCAACGTGCTGAGCAGGAATACATGATGGTCCAAGCTGCAATGAAGGACGGTGAGCTTGACATCAACACAGACTGACAGACAACCAATCAACATCAAGAGGACCTTCGGGTCCTCTTTTTTCGTCTGTGCTTCGCCGGGCGTTCCTACATTGTAGGAATGAAGTCCTGTGATCTAGGTTGGCCTGTTCTCGATTGGAGTTATCCATTCATCCGTAGATACGGATAGACGGTCTACCACTTTTCGAGTGCCTATTTCTCGCTAACAGTCCACGAACGGCTGAACCACGACTGACACAAAGAATGACATCAATTCTCATGGGCATCGTTGAACACCGCATGGACTGTGGGTTTCACTACCCGACCTTCTCATTAGAGAAACTCTAGTCTGCGTTTAACCACAGAAAATCGTTCCTCCCCCAGCCGCGAAGCGGCTCTGCTGTCCAACTGCTCAATCACGCTAGATCAACGATCTAAGCCGTCCAAACACCGCCTCCATGCCATGCAGAAGGCAGATGGTGGACAACAGCTCTGAGGCAGTTCTGAAGGGTTTCTGATGTGGTTTCCATCGTCAAACGAAAATCCTTCCATGACTTTGATCGCGAAGCGATCCTGACTTCGGAAATCCTTCCATGCCTTTGGCCGCAGGCCACAGCTATTGGATTCGTTTCTTGTTCTGGAACAGAACCAACAATGAGCATTAGCCGCAGGCTCTGACCAAAATCCCAAACCAAAAGTCTAGGTAAGGCTTAAAAACAGGGGCACTACCAAATAAATTTCTTTGGTTTTATCTATAACAGGTGAAAAGCCGCACACGATTTTTGCCACAACCGCAAGCGCAACCGTCGAACCATAAATAGGTGAACGAAAACACTTATTAGGGAGTACTGACTATGTGTGGTGGTGGACCAAGCGGACCGTCGAGCGAAGAACTCGTCGCGCAAGAAATGGCAGCGCAAAAGCGTGCCGAAGCAGAAGTTGCTCGCATTACTGCAGAACGCGACTTCGAAAAACAAAAAGAGAACGCAAAGATGGTTGGCGAACAGGCCGCAGCTGCAGAGGCTGATCAGGCACGTCGTGCCCGTAACCGCACTCTGCTTAGCGGTGCAGCGATGGAAGAGGGCGACGAACTCGAAGACCCTAACTCACCGTCGCAGAAGAAAGCGAAACGCGCCACTCTGATCTCTAACGGCATCTAAGGGCCGTTATGTGTGGAAATGGTGGCGGAAACGTTGTCGGTAACTCTGGTGCCGAACTACTAGCAGCTGAACAAAAGGCTCTCTCTGATGCGAAAGCCAAATCAGATGCTGAGATCGAACAGCTCAGTGCGAATTTTGAGGCTGAGAAGAAGGCAAAAAATGACCTACAGGTTGATGGGTTGGCAAAAGCAGCAGAAGCGGAGCAACGGCGCCGTATGCAATCGCGGACTCTTATCTCAGGAGTGGGCGAAGAGAAGGCTGATGACACTTATTCGATCAAGCCGAAGGCAAAACGCGCAACGCTAATCAGTTCCGCTGCCTAAAACAAAAACAACAAAAGGCTCGGTAATGACATCACAAGAAAAAGGCAAGGCAGTCCTAAAACAATTCGAACGTCTCAAGGCAATTCGTAACCCTCTGGACCGAGAGTACGAGGACTGCTACGACTACACGTATCCGACTCTCGGCGCAGGGTTCAGGGAAGAGCGTGACGGAGTGGCGAACGCACAGGGCACGAAAGCGAAGCAAGCGCGACTGTTCGATAGCACTAGCACGGACGCTGTTCGCCTATTGTCGTCATCCGTTCTTTCCAGCCTGACGCCACCAAACACACGGTGGTTCGACCTTGCACCGCCAATGACTGATCTGGAAGAACTCGACCAGGAGGGCAAACAGTGGCTTGAAGACTCAGCTGCGCGCATCCACACAATGATCCACGCGTCGAACTACGACACCGAGGCGCTGGAATTCACGATGCACTTGATGATCGCTGGGATGGCTGGCATCTACGCGGAGCTAAAGGGTGACAAGTACCACTTTGAGACATGGCCTCTCAATCATCTGTACTGCCAAGAGACGCTGAACAACGGGTACATCGATACCGTCTACCGCGCATTCCAGTACACAGCGCAGGAAGCAGTCGTTGAATTCGGCGAAGAAGCACTGCCGCAGAAGATGAAGGACGCGTACAAGAACGATCCTCACAGCCCTACACAGTACAGGTTCATCGTTGCGATCCGTCCTCGGATCAAGGGCGGTAAGCAGACGACTGGTCGCACTGCTAAGAACCTGCCTTGGGAATCGTTGTGGGTCGCTGATTGCGGAACGATCGTTCGCGAGAGCGGCTTCAACGAAATGCCCGTGATCGTTCCTCGCTGGCTCCGTATCCCTGACACCGACTACGCACGCGGCCCTGTGTTCGATTCACTGCCGGACATCAAGAGTCTGAACAAGGTGAAGGAGAACATGCTGCTCAACATGGACATGCACATCACTGGCATGTTCAAGGTGAAAGACGACGGCGTGCTGAACCCGAACACGATCAAGTTCGGTGCTCGCCGTGTGTTCCCTGTCAACAACATGGACGACATCCAGTCGCTCAGCTCCGGTGGTGACATCAACTTCGCTATGAACCAAGTGGCAGCGCTGCAAGGTTCGATCCGTCGCATCCTTCTGGCCGACCAGTTGGGACCGACAGAGAAGGCGATCATGACCGCCACTGAAGTGCAGACACGGAACAACCAAGTCCGTCAAATCCTTGGTCCTATCTTCGCTCGTCTGCAGTCCGAATTCCTCACTCACCTCGTTGCACGTTGCTTCGGTTTGGCAATCCGTGCAAACCTGTTGCCAGCGCTTCCTGACTCGATCATGCAGAGCAATGGCAACTTCGAAGTTGCGTACCGCTCACCGTTGGCGCGAAGCCAGAAGATGCAAGACCTTCAGGCGATTGATGAACTGACAGCGCGTCTTTCCAACATCGCACAGATTCGTCCTGATGTGATGGACCACGTCAACTTCGACAAGATTGCTGAGAAGTACGGCAACCTGCTTGCAGTCGATCCTGAGCTGATGAACGACGAAGACGCTGTCAAGAAGATTCGCTACGAACGCGCACAGCAGCAGAAGGCACAAGCAGAAGCTGCAGAGCGTATCGCGGTCGCAGAGGCAAACGCAAAGGCACCTCAGACAGGTACAGACGTTGGCGCTCCGATGGGGATGGACGCCTAATCAATAAGGTCAGCTCTCGACGAAAAAAGACGAGTTGGTATCCAACCATAAATAGAACTGCCGTCCGCAATGGACGGCATTTTTTATGGAGCCCAGACATGGATAACTCAATTCACCGCGACAAGCTACCGCTCCTCTACAACGAGGTATTCGAACGCAACGCAGCAGGCGTTGTAATTCTCGATCACCTTTGGAGCCTGTTTGCAGATCAGCAAGCACAACACCCCCTCGATCCCTATCACCTTGCTTTTCAAGCAGGACAACGTTCGGTCATTCGTCACATTCAATCGAATCGTGACCGTTTGGTTCGTGAACAAGAACAAAACCAAACCGGAGATAACGAATGAGCGAACAAACACAAGCAGCACCAGCTACAGAAGTGCAAGCAACAGAATCAACAGCCGTTGAAACAACATCAACACCAGTGGTTGAAACAGAAGCTGTAGAGACAACGGAAACAAAACAGGAAGTCAAGACTGAATTCCCGAAGAAGTTTCTGAAGGCTGACGGCACACCAGATTACGACAAGCTCGCTAAGAGCTATCAAGGTCTGGAGAAGAAGCTCGGCGCAAAGCCTTTCGTTCCGGCGCAATCAGCTGACGAATACGAATGGCAGGCACCGGAAGATGCAGTCCAGCTCGACGAATCACGGGTCGCTGAATTCAAGGCCCAGGCACTGGCAAAAGGATTCACGACCGAACAGTACAAGTTCGTGATGGACAGCCACAACGCTGTGATCAAGGGAATGCTCGACACAGTCGGTTGGTCTGCCGAGAAGAGCGATGCAGCACTGAAGCAGGAATGGGGCAATGACTTCACCACGAATCTAAAGGCCGCACAGGTTGGCTTCAATGAATTCGCACCATCGTCTGCTGACCCTAACGATCCTGTTTGGAATCACCCGGAAGTGATGAAGCTGCTCGCCCGCATGGGTTCAGAGGTTCGCGAAGACAGCATCAGCCCGAAGGGAACACCGGGCGGCGCAAGCGACAGCGTTCAAGCGCAAATCACAGCTCTTCGTAACAGCCCTGAATACGAGACAGCAGCTGGCCGCGCCAAGATGGAAAAGCTGTACGAACGACTCGGTTAAACGACCGACTTAGGGCTAACGCCCCTGCGAATCAAAGCGCCCCGTGTGGGCGCTTTTTTTTCGTGTCCATAAATACCAATCGAAGGAAATCAGACCCCGGACAAGTCATTAGACCCCATAGGTGTGAATTCACTTTACGCCCTCCCCAAGGAGACAAGCAAGCAATCCAACGGACAACAACAACAACAACATTCCTGGGAGGGAAATTCTAATGTCCACGTCAATTACAAACGCTTTTATCAAGCAGTATTCCGATGATGTAACTCACCTTGCATCACAAAAAGCATCCAAGCTAATGGGTGTTACCCGCCTTCACCGCAACATCGGTGGTGCAACGTATGACTTCCACACAATGGCTGGCTTGACAGCTGCTGTTCGTGCTGCAGGTTCGTCTGCTGAAGTTACAGGTCTGGACGCAACGAGCGCAGTCGTAACAGCAACTCTCGTTGACTACGTCGTGCCTATCTACGCTGCAAAGTTCGACCAACTGAAGACAAACGTTGATCAGCTGAAAGAGTACCAAGTACAAACTGTTGCTGCTATCAACCGCCAGATCGATGACGTAATCATCACAGAACTGAACACTTCCGCTAACACGGTTGGTGGCGCAGCTTCTGCAATGACGTTCGCTAAGCTCCAATCTATCCTGACACAGTTCAACAGCAACGACGTGGAAGAAGACAACCGTATTCTGGTTATCTCTCCACAAGCACTGTCGGAAGCTCTCGCTATCGATAAGCTGACATCTGCTGACTACAGCTCTCTGCAAGCAATTCAGAACGCTCGTATCGGTACATTCATGGGTATGCAGTGGATTGTTTCCAGCCGTCTGCCTAAGGTCACAACGACTCGCACTTGCTTTGCTTTCAACAAGCAATCGATCGGTGTTGCAATGGGTAAGGATGTCTCCACAGAGATCAACTACGTTCCACAGCGTATTTCTCACCTGATCAACACAACTGTCTCTCTCGGTTCAAAGATCGTCGATCCGCTCGGCGTAATGAAAATCAACCTGACAGAATAATCGACTTGATCGGTTAACCATCACAAAGGGGGCTTCGGCCCCCTTTCCGCGTTTCCGGCTTGCCATAAATACGTGGTCTCCAAACAGGAAATCACATGGCAAGTCAAATTCAAATCATCAACGTTGCGCTAAGCCGAATTGGCGCTAACGAAATTCAATCTCTCTCAACAAACACCGCAGAGCAAAAGCTGGCGGTCAACTTTTGGGACATCGCAAGGCAAGCGTGCCTGCGCGACCACCCGTGGAACTTCGCGCTTCGGGACACACAGCTGAACCAGATCGACGGCTACACGTCGTTCGAATTCAAGTATGCGTACCAGCTCCCCGCTGACTTCATTCGGCTGATGCAGTTCTACGGCAACCCGGTGTTCAAGCTGCAGGGTCGCAGGATTCTGTCGAACCAAGAGGTCTGCAAGATCAAGTACGTGGCTGATGTGCAGAACCCGATGGAGTGGGACGCATCGTTCACCGACCTGATGGCGCAGCGTCTTGCGCACGACATGGGTTATGCCCTGACGAAGAGTCAATCGACCGCTGACGCAATGTGGTCGATCTACCAGCAAAAGCTGAAGTCAGCACGTCACATCGATTCGACAGAAGACGTGCAAGACATGCTCGGTGGTCCTGAGTCGATCTACATCGGCGTGAGGGACTAAGCGATGCCGAAGCTACAAAAGATTCAGACATCATTCGAGTTCGGTGAAATCTCTCCACGCCTTCTCGCTCGTATCGACCTTCCTGCGTACAACAAGGCGACGAAGACGATGGAGAACGTCTACAGCCTGATCCACGGCGGCGCTCTCAAACGACCAGGCACGCTGTACATCGGTCCGGTCAACACGGAAGCAGAAGCAACGAAGCTGATCCCGTTCGTGTTCAGCGACACGATCCAGTTCATGCTTGTGTTGAACGGCGGCAAGATTCAGTTCCTGAAGGACGGCGCGTTCATCGAATCGTCACCGGGTGTGCGCTACGAACTGACGATCCCTTACACCGCAGCTCAGCTCTCTCGGATCGACTTCGCGCAGTCCGGCAACACGATGTACCTCGTGCATCCGAGCCATGCACCAGTGCTCCTGCAACGAATCACCGACACGAACTGGACTCTGACAACGATCCCGTTCACGTACCTCGCTGTAAGCGACGTGACGTTCAGCAATGCATTCATCAGCTTCAAACTGATCAACGGCGCAAACAAATTCAACGTCGGGGATCGGTACACCGTGACGACTACCGCAGGCGCGGTCACAGCTGTATCCGCGATCACTCTCGGTGGTGGCACGCCTGCTGCAAACGGTCAGATCGCTGGTGTCGTATCGATGCCGGGTTCGACGACTACGGAAACATGGACGATCACTTGCACGCTATCGACAACCTCTCGCCAAGAGTGGACCGTCGTTGGTTCTGTCTCAGGCTCTCCCGCAGCGTACTGGAAGACTGGCAGCTACCCGCAGACGGTCGCGTTCTTTGAGCAGCGTCTTTTCTTCGGTGGCTCACCTCAGTTCCCGCAGCACATCTGGGGTTCTGGTGCTGGTGACTACTTGAACATGACCGTGGGTAACCGTGATTCAGACGGCGTGATTTTGCAGATCGCAGGTAACGACTTCAACGGTATCACCCACCTCGTTTCAGCTCGCGCGCTGCTCGCGTTGACGACATCAACCGAGTTCAGCGTTGCAGGTCCAAACAACTTCGCAATCTCCGGCATCAGCTCGAACATCGTTAAGGACCACACACGTAACGGAAGCAGCCGCGTACGCCCGCTGCGTATCGGCCGTGAAGTGATCTTCTTGCAGCGTGACGGCAAGAAGGCCCGTGCTATCGGCTTCTCAGCGGTGGAGGATGCGAACGTCGCTCCTGACATCACGATCTTTGCCGAGCACCTGACACGGAACAACACGTTCACAGGAATGGCGTTCGCGCCCGATCCAGACTACATCGCATGGGTAATCCGCAGTGATGGCCAGATGATGTCGCTCACTCTTGAGCGCGACTTTGAAACTCAATCATGGGCACGCCACACCACGGACGGTCAGTTCGAAGCTGTCGGTACAGTGCCGGGTGTCAGTGCGAATGATGTCTACGTTGTTGTCAAACGGACGATCGACGGAGTAGAGCGCAGGTTCATCGAACAGCTGGACTACGACGTTGTCGAGCGCGTGTTCACAGACAGCACAGCACTGTACGAAGGCGCTGCAACAACGACGATCACTGGCCTTGCGCACCTCGAAGGAAAGACGGTCGCAGCAATCGTCAAAGAAGACTCTTCCGACAACCAAGGCGTCGTGCACCCTGACCGTGTTGTCACGGGTGGTGCGATCTCGTTTGAATACCCTGTGGAGTACGCAGCGATTGGTCTGCCGTACACATCGACGATTGAATTGCTTGACCCTGAATTTGGTGACGTCACTTCACCGTCTGCAGGCCGCACGAAGAGCATTCACGACGTTGTTGTTCGGTTCCAGGACACGGTTAACGCAAAGATCGGCGGAGTGGTTGTCCCGTTCCGCAGCATCGGCGATCTGATGAACGAGCCGGTCAGTGAATACACCGGTGACAAGCGGATCAAGACTCTGGGCTGGACATCGCCAAACAACATCGTGATCACCAGTGACACGCCAACCCCGTTCTCTGTGCTCGGCGTGATTGTGGAAGCGCAGGTCAACTGATGATCCGTAACGCCACACTCCAGGACGTACCAGCACTCGTTGCGCTCGGTTGGCTGATGCACGAAGAGAGCGTCTACGCGCCATACAGCTACGACCCTGAGAAGGTATCCAAGATGATCGAAGCGCTGATCACTACACGGTTCGGGATCGCACTGGTTGCGGAGCAGGACGGAGCAGTGATCGGTGGATTCATCGGCACAGTGGTTGAGCACTGGTTCGGAAGCGACACCGTCGCATCTGACCTTGCTCTGTTCATCGATCCTGTATACCGTGCTGGCCGTACAGGTCTGAAGCTGATCAAGCGGTACATCGAGACAGCAACAGAAAAAGGCGCAAGCCAAATCATGCTTGCCAACAGCACCGGCTACAAGTCAGACCGTGTTGCACGCCTGTTTGAAGCAATGGGGTTCAAGCGCAATGGCTACGTGTTTGAGTACGCGAATGCTTGAAGTCATCACCGCATTTGAGCAGTTCCCGCAGACTTCCAACTTGTCACTGTCCGGGCCACAGCGCCTGACGTTGCAGCAGTTTCAGGAACTGCCTGTTAGCGGTGTTCAGCTCGCTCGCCGCGATTCGATCTACCAGCTGGAAGCGCTGATCAATTCACTGCCGCAGAAGATCGGACCAAACGACATCGAGCCAGTTCACCACTTCTGCAAGGGTATCTACACCCGCGAGCTGACGATGCCTCAGGGCACGATCATTGTTGGCAAGCGACATGCACAGGAACACCTCGTGCAGATTCTTTCAGGTCACTGCTCCGTGTTTACGGAACGTGGCCGCGAAGACCTCGAAGGCCCGTGCATGTTCAAGTCACCAGCAGGAGAGAAGCGGGTAGTGATCGTGCACGAGGAAACGACGTGGGTAACGATCCACCACACAAACGCTGAAACACTGGAAGACGTTGAAGCGGACCTCATCATTCAAGAGCGGTTTCCCAAATCGATAAATAGTGTTATCGCACTAAGGGGAAAAGAATGACATGGATCGCAACAGGGGTGGCCGTCGCTGGTACGGCGTACTCCGCAATGCAACAAAACGCAGGCGCTAAGGCCGCAGCAGGACAGTCGCGGGTATCAGGGATGGCCGCAATCACTGAATCTGCGATGAACGAACAGCTGAGCAATCTCGAAGCTGACGACATCGAAACACAGGCCCGAGCAGAGGCAGACAACATCAAGGCATCGGCAATGAGGATGCGCAGCCAGATCGTTGTCGCTCAATCCGGCTCCGGCGTAATGATCGGGGAAGGATCGGCGCAGGCCGCTCTCGATCAGCTCGACACACTCGCATCCGCTGACGCACTTGCAGCGCTCTACAGCGGTGTGAACCGCTCAACATCACAACGTGCCAACGGCCGGTTTGGTCGTCAAGCTGGAATGGAAAAAGCAAAGGCGTTCGGTGCACAGGCGGAATCACAACTAGCTGCAGGCAAAGCCGCTCTCGTTGGTGGTCTGCTCTCTGCTGGGGGCCAGGTCGCAAAAGGCTATGTCAAGAGCCAAGAGAAATAAGAACAAAGAGACAACAACATGGCAATTCGTATCCCCGACAACCTAATGAACCGTCCGAACACTCCGGGCGGAATGAGCGACGGCACAGAGAACGTCACCCGTGCTTTTGGCAACCGCACCGAGCAGTTCGCATCTTTCCAAGAAGTGCAACGTGGCTTCGGTGGCGTTGCAAACGAAGCAGCAGGGATGGAGAACCGTGCAGCTGCACAAGCAGCAGAGCAGGTTTCCGCAAGCGTGCAGGACACGCTGCAGTACGTTGAGAACATCAAGCTCGCAGATGAGGACAGCCGCCAGAAGTCGCTGTTCCTCAACGCAGAGGCGAAGTCGCAGGAACTGCGTAAAACGCTCCGTGCTGATCCGAACCTCTCCAAGCAGAGTGAAGACGTGCAGCAAGCGGCGTACGAGATTCAGCGTGATCTGATGCTCGACCAGTTGGTGCAGAGCGAAGGGTTCTCACAGCCGAAGATCAAGAAGCTGGTCAAGCAGAACGCAATGATCTTCCGCCAGCAGGATTCGACCGACTACAACCAGCGTGTGCTGATCCCTCAGATGGTTGAAGCACGCAAGCAGCGTGACGGTGAAGACGTTTCGAACATCGTTGGCACGGCAATGGTTGCTCAGTCTCCTGAAGCGACCGCCAAGGCTGTTGGCCTGATCCAGCAGCGTTACCGCACCCCCGAAGCGTATGCAACGTACGGCGCTGTTAACGCACAAGCGTTTGAAGCAAACGCGATCGGCGCTCTGAAGAAGGGTGTCACTGACGCTTTCCTCAAGCAGGCTGACGACATCTTTGCTGACGCCACGAAGCAGTTCGGTCTAGAGGGTGTCGTTGACCGTGAAGCAATCAACGACGGTCCGATTGCTATGAAGATCGCTGACCAACTTCTCAAGCAGGAACTGAACCTCGTCAACGCAGGTGCAAGCGAAGGCGACCGTCTGCTCGCACGTGAAAACTACCAGAAGACATTGCAGCAGGCAGCACGTGCCGCGATTGGCACTCACAACGAAGCGTACAAGGCCGCTCGCAAAGAACAGATCGAGATGCAGGAAAGCATGATCACCGTGATGGGTGACTCGCTGTTCATGCGTGCTTCCAGCGGTCAGGTCAGTGATGCGCTGATCAACAAGTCGATGACAGCTACTCTTCGTGGCCTAGGGATTGACCCTGTAGCTGCAGCTGAAGGCAAGCTGACCGACCCGGATCAGATCAAGCTGCATCACAAAGTGATCACCCAGGTCGCACGCGTCAACAGCGAACAGAAGAGCTACGAGCGTGAACAGCGTCGTCTCGAATCAGAACGTCAGACGCGTCAGACGATTGCAGAGCTGCGTGTGGACAACGGTATCGCCGTGTCATCAAGCGCAGCAGATTCTGTGTGGAAGAAGAACGGAGCATTGCAGTCATTCTTCGATGGTGGCAATAAGCTGGCTCCAACTCACCTGCAAGCAATCGAAAAGGCGGGCGCTGTACCGACCTCCGTGCTCGGATCGATCCAAAGCGACATCCGTTCATCCAACCCACAGATTCAGGCTCGTGGTGTTGAAAACCTCCGTGCAATCAAGTCGCATTCTGCAAAGGCACAAACCGCTCTCTACCGTGATCTACCGGATGACTTCGCTGGTGTGATCAACCGTCTCGATAGTGGCTGGTCAATACAGGAATCGCTGACGTTCCTCACGCGTCCTCGTGATACACCAGATGTGGAGAAGAAGCTGAAGACCGAGGCTGGCAAGAAGACCAACCTCGAAGAAGCAAACAAGGTCCTGCGCTCCGCAAAGCTCGAACCAACGAACATGAGCGTGTCAGTTCGCGATCAGCTGCACACGCAGTGGGAAGACGCTTTCGCACGTGCAAAAGGTGATCCGAAGCTTGCAGCAGACCTCTACAAACAAGACCTCGCCAAGAATCGCAAGGTCGGCGTATCAACGTTCACCAACAAGGTCGAGCAATACCCGATCACCAACTTCGCACCGAAGCAGACGATCACAGACATCGTCAACGAGCAGTTCCCGGAGACGCAGGGTAAAGAGTTCATCCCAGTGTTCAGTGGTCTGAAGACCGTTGATGGTGAAGAGCAACCTACATACGACATCTTCATCAAGGAAGACGGCAACCTGTCCCGCATCACGAACGAAGGCAGGCAGTTCTACACAACGCGTGAAGAGGTTGCAGCAATCGTGACAAAGCAACGTGACGCTGCGGTTGATGTTGAAGTGCAGAAAGCACTGAAGCGCAAAGCAGACACACAAGCAGCGATTGACCGCAACGAAGCGAAAGGCGGTGTCGCCGCACTCCGCGCCCGCAAGCAACAACTAGACGCAGCCGCACAAAAACAATAACAAGGTAATCAATGGCGATTCTTAATACAACCGATTGGGGCGTAGCTCCAGACCCAGCAGGCACACCAGCAGCAAACAAGCCGCCCGTAAAGACAGGCTTCGTTGATGGTCTGAAGGCGACATGGGAGCGAGAAGGTATCTGGTCAACCAGCGGCGTGCGCAGCGCCGTTGAATACCCGAACGACGCTTCGTTTGACTTCAAAACGTACGACAAGAAGTACTGGCCAATGGTCGCGGAAGCACGCAACCGCGATCACGCTGACGCAATCGTCAAGCAGGTAGACAAGGAAAACAAGAACCGTGAGATTGCAGACAACCAGAGCTTCGTGCTCGGTCTCGCTACGAACGTGCTCGTTGGTGCTACGAACCCGCTGAACTACATTGGTGTTGGCAAGGCCGCCACTTTCACAACCGCTGCCGTCAAAGGTGCGGTTGGTGCTGTCGTTGGTACTGCACTGACAGAACCTCTCCTGCACGCTCAGCAGCTGACCCGCACGATGGAGGAATCCGCATACAACATCGCTGGTGCTGCAGTGCTCGGTGCACCGCTCGGCGTTGCTGGCAAAGCGCTCGGTAACAAATTGGACGGTCGTGGCTTCCTTGAAAACGAAGCTCCGCAAAGTCGTCCAGGTGAGAAGACACCAGTGCAGCAAGGTATCGATTCTGCGTTCGGTGCTGACTCGATCTCAGCTGCCCGCGTTCGCACAACGTCGATGGAAGATCAGCGTATCTCATTGATCCCGTTCATCCCGAAAGCATGGAGTGAGAACATCGCACGCTTCTCACTGTGGGGAGACTTCAACCGCAGTGCAAACCAGCGTCTCGGTACATCGTCTTTTGAAGCGTCCCGCAACGCTCAGAAGGTACTGCTCCGCTCAAGTCTCGCAACAGACGGCAACGTCAAAGGAGACGCTAGCGTTGTCCCTATCGAAGTTGCAGCAGGCCAACGTGTTGGCGATCTGGCAACGCAGCTACAAGAGACTGACACGGCATTGCGCGATGCTTGGTGGAAGAAAGTCGAAGGCGGTACGTACGACCGTGACGAGATCATTGCGAACCTGAAGTTAATCGATCCGTCGATTGACGACACGTACGTCCTGAACCGCAGTTCGTTTGACCGCGTGATCAAGGCATACATGGCTGATGGTCAGGGATTCAGCGCTCAGATGGATGAGGTTGTAAAGCGCGTAGAGATCGCTTCGAAGCAACGCGAATCGCTCGACGCAGACAAGATCGACTTTGGCCTTGCTGACAAATCGCAGCTGGAAGACATCGTGACCGGCCAGCGTGTGCAGAAGCCTGAAGACACTTTGGAGTTCCGCCGTATGGCTCTCGCACGTGAAGAGCGTACGAAGCTGTCAGACGAGATCAAGGTGCTGCGTGAAAAGAAAGCTGACAAGGCTGAGATCGACGCTGCGAAGGACCGCCTGAAGGCCGTTGAAGACGCTCTTGAACGCGACAAGCAGACGTTCAATGCGTACAAGGACGAATACGACCAGCTGATCCCTACGTCGAAGACTCACCGCTTCTCGTATCAGGACGGTGCTCACTACTTGTCCCGTGCATTCGATAAGGGCCGGATCATCGGCAACCGCGATGGGTTCATCAATGCGCTGATCGAAGGATGGCGCGCTCGTAACCCTGATCTCGATTGGGACAACCTGTACGTTCAGAACGAGGTGTTCAACAACGCGAAGATGGTCACTGAGAAGATTCTTGGTGAAGACGATGTCGTGTCAATGGCCGACCTGAAGGAGAACCTCGATCTGCCGGGTGACTACACAAAAGACCGTGCACTGAACATCGACGACAAATTCTTGCTCGACTGGACGAACGATGATGTGCTCTCCACAGAGATGTATCACCTGAGCCAAGCTGTTGTTGACGTTGAGCTTGCTCGCAACGGTGTTCGATTCAAAGAACTGATCGATGACCTGAACAAAGAATTCGACAAGCGCTCCCGTGAGATCAACGACAAGCACGGCGTCAATTCATCGAAGGCCGCAAACGAGATTGCTGACCTTGCCCGTGAAAAAAAGAAGGACATCGAACAGCTGAACTTCGCGATGCGCCGTCTGAAGCGCAAGGGACCGAAGGGTCTCGACAGCATGTGGCAGCTGATCAACACAGGGATGGGCATCGGCAACCGCGTTGCTGGTATGGCGCAGCTCGGATCGTCCGCATTTCCAAACTCACTCGGTGACGTTGCATCGGTTGCTCGTTCGTTCGGTACTGGCCGCACGCTCAAGCTCGTAGCGAAGATGTTCACGAAAGAGGCTCGTGAAGACATGCGTGCGAACGCAAAGCAGCTGGGCTTGCTGTCACAACTGATCGACACAACGATTCGTGAACAGCAACTGTCCGAGCAGCTGAACGCTTCGATGAACCCGAACCGTGGATTCGCTGGACGCACCGCTCAGAAGATCGACCGTGGCACCGAAATGGCACAGGACATCTTCAGCAAGGTATCTCTGATCGACTTCTGGTCTCGCTCTACTCGTATGGTCGCATCTGCCGCAAGCACGCAGCACATTGTTGAAGCTGCAATCAAGGGCTGGGACAACCTCTCAGCAACAGCTCGTACAGACTTTGCGAAGTACTACATCGACGGCGACATGATGGCTCGTATCGGTGAACAGGTGAAGAAGCACGGCACTGACGCTGACGGTGTGAAGATCGCCGAACTCGATAAGTGGGATGACGCGGAGGCAGCACGTGTGTTCAAGGCGTCTCTTTACGCACACACGGAAGCGGCTCTCAACATTCCGTCGATTGGTTCTGGATCGCAGTTCATGAGCGAGAACTTCTTCGGTCGGATGCTGACCCGCTTCCAGTCGTTCAACAACGCGTCGTACGAAAGCTCGTTCCTGCAGTCTCTGCAAAACCGTGAAGTGTCTCGGATCGCCACAGGTCTTGCGAACTACGCGTTTTGGGGATTCGCTGGCGTCTACGCATACGACACGATCACAGGTCGTGATACGTCGATGGAGAAGTACTTCGGTGACTCCGACAAGGCAACGCTCACCGCTTGGAAGATTCTTGCGAAGGGCGGCTTCGTTGCTGCACCAACGGACAAGGCTGCAACGCTGCTCAAGTTCGCTGACGATGACTGGAACCCGCTGCAAGAGGAGATGAAGGAGATCATTCCTGAACGTCTCTCTGATGAGCTGTTCCCGAAGTACGACGACGTTGACTTCTTGCAGAAGCTGGTTGGTCCTACGGGTGGCTACATCAAGGGTCTTGGTGAAGCAGCTGGCGGTGTGATGGACGGTGAGCTGAGTGAGAAGGACGTCGGCAAAATCCGCAACCTGATCCCAGGTCAAAACATCGGTTGGCTTCGCCGGGGGATCGACTACGTTGAAGAAGCGCTCGGTGGCCGTGACGCAGACCGTAACGCCGACAAGTAAAAAAGACGGCGCTCACTTTTCATAAATACGGGTTCACTAAGGAACCCGAATGGAAGAAAAAGAAAAGTCGTACATCGTTGTACCGGAAGAGAAGCCGGTCAAGCCACCGGTCGTTACGCCTGAAGGCTACATCGTCAAACAGCCGCGAGCATTCCGACGTCCTCCGGGTCGTCCGAAGAAGGGCGATAAGCCTGTACTCACAGGTCAAGAGCTTGTCGAAAGAGAGTTCGGTAAAAACCGCGACCGCCTGAAAGCAATCAAGCGTCGTGAGTCAGGTTTTGGCACTCTCCCGATGCCGGACAAGCTGCGACTGACAGCACAGTTCTACGACATGCAGATTCAACACTCTGCACTGTTGCTCGTCACCGATTCGATTGATGAGATCACGCTGCAGACAGATGCGATGGAGCTGCGCCGCTTGAAGGTGCAGTACGTCAAGGACCTGCTGCTGATCCGCGAAAAGATCAGCACACTTGCAGACAAGATTGATGAAGCTGGCGACAGGCCAGTTATCGCTGACGTTTACGACGAAGCGACAGACCTTATTTCGAAGGCGGATCAGAAACTGAACCTGCGCCTCGGGGGCGCAGTAGATGGCGACGAGTAAACGACGCAAGGCGCCAGCACAGATCCCGAAATGCACGCTGCACCAGTTCTTCGCTGTGTGGGCAGATACGCTGAACCCACCGTGGGACATCCCTGCATTTCACATCGACATTCTTGACTTCCTCAGCGACTACGAGAACTGGGAGAAGAACACAGGGCTGCTTGAGATTTTCCGTGGCGCTGCAAAGTCAACGATCACAGGTCTGTTCATCACGTGGATGCTGACGCAAGACCCAACGCTGCGTTTCCTCGTGCTCTCATGCGACCGCCTTACAGCTCGCAAGATGACGACCGACATTGCGTCGATCATCGACCGTCACCCTTTGGCGAAACACCTTCGTGGTGAAGAGGGTCAGTGGCGTGCAGACACGCTGGTAGTTGAAGGCGCTACAGATGGCCGTAACCCCAGCGTCACAGCTTTCGGCGTACTGTCGAACATCACTGGTGGTCGTGCAGATTGGATCATCTACGACGACGTTGAAGTGCCAAAGAACAGCCGCACAGAGCTTGAACGCGACAAGCTACGGTTGAAGCTGGATGAGCCAACGCACATCTTGGTACCGGGAGGCAAAGAGCTTTTCATCGGTACTCCCCACACATTCGATTCGATCTACCCGGAGCTGGAAGGCGTGTCCGGCAAGGATGAGCCGTTCCGTAGCGGTTGCTCGATCCTGAAGATTCCTCTGATGGAGGATGTCGTCGGCGAGTACCCGTTCATGAAGGGCACATCAACTTGGCCCGAACGGTTCGACGACCAAGAGATTTTGAAGCGCCAGGACAAGTGCAACACAAAAGGTCACTTCCTGTCGCAGTACCTGCTGATTCCGTACAACCCGGAAGAGACGATGCTGGACCCTACGTTGATCGCAACGTACAAGGATGAGGTGATCGTGCACCGTGCGAACGGTGACATGGTTGCAAGGATCGGTGAGCACAGGGTGATGGGGTACACAGCGATCTGGGACCCGTCGCTTGCAGAAACGAAGTCAGATGACAGCGTGCTTGCTGTTGTGTTCACAACAGATGACGGCCATTACTTCATTCACCGAACTGTCAAGCTGATGGGTGACCCTGAAGAGCAGATCGCTCAGATTCTTCGTCACATGAAGGAGTGCGAAATCTCGCACCTGATCATCGAGAAGAACGGACCCGGTGGATTCCTACCTTCGATCTTCCGCAAGGTTACAGCAGGGCAGGGGTACAGCTGCGAGGGCAAGCACACAAGCCAGAACAAGGCTCAGAAGATCATGGAGGCGTACGAAGCGCGTCTCACTGGTGGCTACATCCATGCTCACACATCGGTGATGAATTCACCGTTCCGTACTCAGCTCCGTGACTTCAGCTACAAGCATTCGGGCCGCGACAAGGACGACTTTATTGACTCTGTTGCGATGGCGATCATGACGCAACCAATTCGTCTGAAAGCTGCTGGCTACGGGGTGCGTGCGTCAACTTGGCAGGCGACTGGTGGTGGTGGCGGATTCGAAGCGAGCATTGATCCAGTGCAGTTCTGAGTTTTCATAAATACGGGGATACCTAACAAGGATTCCCCTATGGCAGTTACCTCACAGGTCCCTCTCGTTCGCTACGTTGCGAGCGGAGGAACAGACTTCGCATTCAATTTCCGTGTACCAGTAGCAGAGCACCTCAAGGTGTTCGTCGCTGGTGTTCTCACGATCACAGGCTATTCCCTCACTGGGATTGGCGACCCTGCAGGCGGCACGTTGACGTTCGATGTTGCACCTCCTGCTGGCACCCGAATCGTTCTCGCACGTCAAACCCCAATCGAGCGTTCCACAGACTACGTTGAAGGTGGTGCTCTCCGCGCCTCCGAACTCGATGACGACTTTGACGCTGTCACGTACATGGTGCAGGACATCCGTGCTGACGCGATCACGACGACAGAGTTTCAGACGATTGCAGACCAGATCGAGACCGACCGCAACACAGCACTCTCCGCTGCTGCAACTGCTGTCTCCGAAGCATCTGATGCTGCTGACTCTGCTGCTGCTGCTCTGGCAAGTCAGATCGCTGCTGCGGCATCTGAATCAAACGCATCAGCTTCTGAAAGCACCGCGACCACTCAAGCAGGGATCGCAACGACACAAGCTGGCAATGCTTCTTCGTCTGCATTCGTTGCAACCACACAAGCTGGTAACGCATCAACATCCGCAACGAACGCTGCAACTTCTGAGACGAACGCGGGCGCATCTGCAACTGCTGCTGCCGGTTCGGCAAGCGCTGCTGCTGGTTCAGCTTCTGCTGCAAGCACTTCAGCTGGCAATGCATCTACATCCGAGACAAACGCGGCTGCTTCAGCCGTAGCTGCTGCTGCTTCTGCTCTTTCTGTTGACGCTGCAAACCTTGTACAGATCGCAGGGACACAAACAGTCACCGGCGCAAAGACATTCACAAGCATCGCCGTCCCTACTCAAGCTGCTGGCAACTCTGCCACCGATGCGGCTTCCACTGCTTTCGTTGATCGCGTTCGTGGTCTGTCGGTCGCTGAGAGCGGCGTTGGATTTAACGACCCATTGGTTCTCGCTGATCGCGGCTCACTCAAGGTGACTACCAACACGATCACAGTCCCTGCGAGTGTGTTTGCACTTGGTGACGTTGTCACGATCTACAACAACAGCGGCGGCAACATCACTTTGACTCAGGGTGCAGGCTTGACGCTTCGTCTCGTTGGCACTTCAACGACTGGCAGCCGGACCGTCGCAAACCGTGGCCTTGCTACGGTCGTCTACCTCTCAGCTACAGAGGCTGTCGTGTCTGGTGGAGGCGTGTCGTAAATGGCAGCAATCCATAACGTACTCGCTGGCTCTGCTGGGTCGTTTGTCTTCGTCCAGAACATCATCGCTCACAGCGGCCCGTACAACCTGAAAGCTGCGGCGATTGCTGCTGGCTGGAATCAGGTGTCGCCACTCAACGCGACGGTGACGATCAATACCGGCATCGCCGTTGGTGCAACGAGCACTGGTAACTACGGCTTCGATACTGGTGCCACTTTCCCTGCTGGAACGTTGCTTCGTTTGAACATGACTGGTGCGTACATCACTGGCTGTGGTGGTGGAGGCGGTGGTGGTGGCGCTATCAACACCGTGGGAACTCCGTTGGGTGGTGGCGGTGGCGGTGGTGGTGGACCCGCGTTGATCGCGCAGCACCCGATCACGATTGACAACACGGGCGGAATCATCGGCGGTGGCGGTGGTGGCGGTGGCGGTGGTGCTGGTACATCCCGGGCTAGCTACGGCAGTAAAGACTTTGGTGCAGCCGGTGGTGGCGGTGGTGGTGGTGGTGGCCGATCCAGCATTGCAGCAAACGCCGGTGGCGGTGCTCCGTATCCGGGATACAACGGCGGAGCTGGTGGTACTGGCACGT